CTGTGCCTGGGATCTAGCGATTGGGCAGCGCGAACGTAATGACTATTCGGTCGGTCTAGTAGTCGGCGTTGATGAGTATGACAATCTATTTGTTGTTGATTGTGTTCGAGGCAAGTATGATGGTTTTGAATTGGTGGAAAGAATATTAGATTTGTACCAAGAGTGGCAACCCCATGTGGTCGGAATAGAGAAAGGTCACATAGAAATGGCGCTCGGTCCGTTCCTTCAAAAGCGTGTACGTGAACGTGGACTCAATGAAGCTTACTTCAAAGATTTAAAAGTGGGTCGAAGGGATAAAGAAGCGAGAGCTCGTGCGATACAAGGACGGATGCAACAAGGCATGGTATACTTTCCGAAAGATCCAGTTTGGGTCGGTCCTCTAATCGCAGAACTTTTGCGTTTTCCGAATGGAGCTCACGATGACCAAGTAGATGCGTTAGCATGGATCGGGTTGATGATGACAGAGTTTGCTACTTATGTAGAGAAAATTGAGCATGTACCTTCATGGCGAGATAAATTAAAATATCTAGTTAAAGGGGACAAACATAAAAGTGCTATGAGTTCTTGATGGATTACAGTAAGAAAAAGAAAAAACTTTCAAAAGAAGAAGAGCATTTAATAGCTCAGAATCAGTTTGAACGCTATGAACGTGCCCGTGACAACGGACATTTAGAATACATTGACACCGCTAAAAAGTGCGATGCTTTTTATCGAGGTAACCAATGGGACCCTGCCGATGTAGCAGTTCTCGATGACGAAGGTCGTCCTGCGCTAACCATTAATACTATACTACCTACCGTTAACACTGTGCTTGGTGAACAAAGCACTAGAAGAGCCGATATAAGTTTTAAACCTAGAGGTAACGGTAACCAAGCTATAGCAGATGTGCTTACTAGATTATATTTACAGATATCCGATAATAACAAAGTACACTGGCTCGAATCACAAGTTTTCGCAGATGGTCTTATTCAAGATAGAGGATACTTCGATGTTCGTATCGATTTTGATGACCACATTCAAGGTGAGGTGAGGATAACTACAAAAGACCCACTAGATATCCTCATCGATCCTGATGCAAAAGAATACGATCCAAAAACTTGGAACGAGATATTCGAAACCAAGTGGATGAGCATAGATCAAATAGAAGAGCAGTATGGGCAAGAAAAAGCAGATCAACTTAGAACTTCTGTAGAGTATGGCGCCAGCATGGGTACTGATTCAGTTGAGTATGAAGAAACGAGATACGGAGATACCTATACCGGGGTAGAGTATAACCAATCTGCTACAACTAACCCAGAAGAAAATAGATCTTTAAGATCAGTCAGAGTTATAGAAAGACAATATTATCAACTTAAAGATTGTACTTTTTACATTGATAGAGTGACAGGTGATATGCGTCCGGTACCAATGACTTGGGGTAAACGTAAGATGCAGAAGTTTGCCGATGATTATGGTTTAGATATTTTAAATAAACCAATGCGTAAAGTTCGTTGGACGGTAACTGCAGACTCAGTTGTGTTACACGATGATTGGTCCCCTTATGATTGTTTCACTATTGTTCCTTACTTTCCATATTGGCGAAGAGGTAGACCTTTTGGAATGGTTAGAAACTTAATATCACCTCAAGAACAATTAAATAAAATAAGTTCACAAGAATTACATATCGTAAACACCACAGCCAATAGCGGTTGGATTGTAGAAACCGGGTCATTAAATGGTATGACTGCTGACGATTTAGAAGAACACGGTGCGGAAACTGGTTTGGTATTAGAATATAATCGTGGGTCTTCCCCTCCTGCGAAAATACCACCGAACCAGATTCCCACCGGCTTAGATAGAATTAGCCAAAAAGCTGCACTTAATATTAAACAGATTAGTGGTATCAGTGACGCTATGTTAGGTACAGATTCACCAGAGGTATCAGGTATTGCTATACAAGCAAAACAAAATAGAGGTATCTTGATGATTCAAGTGCCGCTAGATAACCTACAAAAAACTAGACAGTATTTGGCAGAGCACATATTACGTTTAGTACAGCAGTATTATACAGAGGAAAGACTTGTTCAAATTACAGATGAGTCAGATCCGTTTAAGCCTGGCATACCTTTAGTAATAAATCAGCCTACTCCTGAAGGAGAAATAATAAATGATTTAACTCTTGGCGAGTATGATGTAGTTGTGGGAACCATGCCTACTAGGGATAACTTTGATGAGGTACAGTTTGCTGAAGCAATACAACTTAGACAAGTTGGTGTACCAATACCAGATGATTTAATTGTAGAATACTCGCATATGGCTAAGAAAGCTGAACTCGCACAAAGGATCCGTATCATGCAAGGTATGGAACCACCATCTGAAGAACAAGCAGCAATACAACAATTCCAAGCTGAAGCTGAAATCAAAAAAGTACAGCTTGAACTTGCGAAGATGGAAGCTGAAGTACAGAACTTACAATCTCAATCACAACTTAATGCGGCTAAGGCACAAGAGTCCGCAGCTGATCCACAATTAAAAGCGGCTGAGATACAAAGTAAAATGCAAATGAAGCAACAGGAACTTGCCTTACGTCAGCAGTTATCATCATTAACTAATGATATGAGGAAAGGTCAAACTGAAACCCAAGCAGCATCTAAGATTGCTGTTGAAGCTATGAAACCAAGAGGAGGTAATAACCGTGGCTAAAAAAGATAACACAACTGAAACTGAGGACCTAGTATTCGATGGAATGCCAGGAGCAGATGCAAAAACTGAAGAGGACGTAGCGCCTTTTCAAGTAGATATGAATTTTGAAGAAGAGGAGACTCAAGATGAACAAACCGAAGAGGAATCTAGCACTGAGGAAGCAACAGAAGAAGTTGCAGAGGCAGAAGAAGAAGAAGTTGCAGTTGAAGAACCAGAAGCTACAACAGAAGAAGAGCCTGCAGAAGAATTACAAACAGATGATGAGCAACCTGTGGAGCCAATGGAGGAAGTTGCAGAGGTAGAAGCTGCTCCAGAAGTCGCTGAAGTAGAGGAAGTTATAGAAGAAGAGCCAAAAGCTCCAATGGTTCCTAAATCTAGACTTGATGAAGTGCTTGCAAAGAACAAAGAAATGCAGAAAAAACTTCAAGATATTGAAAAGCAAGATGATGCTAGCGAAACAGAAGTGCCTCAGTACGATTTTGTATCCAAAGAAAAAGAATATCAAGATTTAGTACTCGAAGGGCAGACTGATGCTGCTGCACAACTGCGAAATGAGATAAGAACAGCTGAAAGAGAGCAACTCATGTCCGAAATGCAAAGCAAAATGGGCCAAACAGTGCAACAAGATAGAGAACAACATGAGTTACAACAAAAAGCTAACGAAATAATGGAAGTTTTTCCTATTTTTGATGAAAAAAGTAAAACTTTTGATGAAAAACTAACGCAAGAAGTTATGGAGTTGCGTGATGCTTTTATATATCAAGGTTATGGCGCAGCTGATTCTTTAGCAAAAGCTACTGAAGTTACTTTATTGTCTAAAAAACCTGATTTGTTACAAGTTTCAGATGAACCAGCAGCTGATCCTGCACCTACGTTGACGAAAGCGGTGCAAGAAAAGAAACAAAAGGCTAATGTAAAGAAAAAAGTAGAAGCTTCTCAAGCACAACCCCCTGCTATGAAGGGCGATGGTGCTAAAGAAAGCAAAGTTGTTAATATAAATACGTTATCTGATGATGAGTTTGGTGCATTACCAGAAGAAACTTTAAGAAGATTACGTGGTGACTTTGATTAAAGAGTAGTATACTAACAAGAATTCGTACGTTGGAACGAAATCCAACACTGGTCGTTCAGTATAAAAATCGTTTTTTCGTCTACAATGACGTTAACTGTTCGAGGTCGTGCTCGTAAAACTGACGGTATCGTGCCCCAACGATAAAGGGTATACGGGATATCGCCCCAAATAGCGATTGGTTATTTTTAATTTAATTTTATTTGGAGGGCCTAATGGCTAATACAAACTTTAGCGCGTTGACCAGCGAACAGCTTACTATCTGGTCTCGTGATTTTTGGAGAGTTGCTAGAAACATGTCCTTCATTAACCAATTTGCGGGTAGTGGCCCCAACGCCATGGTTCAAGTAATAAATGAACTTACACAATCAGAAAAAGGAGCTAGAGCTGTTTTAACACTTTTAGCTGACATGACTGGTGATGGTATTGTTGGTGACAACACTCTCGAAGGTAATGAAGAAGCGTTGAGAGCATTCGACATCGTTGTACAACTAGATCAATTAAGATTTGCAAACAGACTATCTGGTAGGCTTGCTGATCAAAAATCTGTTGTCAATTTCCGTGAGCACTCAAGGGATGCACTTGCATACGCAATGGCAGACAGAATAGATCAAATCGCATTCTTAACCTTGGCTGGTATTTCTTATAACAGAAAGAACAACAATATTGGTGGTTCTTCTGCTACAAGACCAGTTTTAGGTTCAGGTGC